CATGACTCCCATCGTCAGCGCGTAGCGGCATGCGCCTCTGCGCCTATTTCGGTCTGCCGCGATCCAGCCAGAACGTGAACCCTACAAAAGCTATAACTTTCATATAGAACAGAGTAGGCATGGCCGATGAGCGAGAGCAGCCTGGCTGTCGGTCCCAGGCGCCAAAGCCATAGAGCTGCATGTTGCAAGACGTTCGTTGAAGCTAACGGTAGGCCACATCTGCAGAACGCTTCGTTCCTAGCCTTACGAGCCATCGCGACTTGTTTGCCTGCACCCCAAGGTCCCCTGCGAAAGCTCGGCCTCCTTCAGGCGGCAGGAGGATCTGGTTCAACTTGCTAGACTACACCGCCCCACAAGCTATCGACTCACTCCGTTGGGACAATCGTTGGGACCAGAAGCCAGCGGATGCTGTAGTTCCCATACCAGGCCATAGGTTATCAGCGATCTGTGGCGGAAGCGGTGGGATTCGAACCCACGAAAGGTTGCCCTTTGGCGGTTTTCAAGACCGCTGCCTTCAACCACTCGGCCACGCTTCCTGCCGCAGTGACGCGCTTACGGCGCCAGCGCCGGGGATGCAACTGGGCTCAGAGGTCGAAGCTGGACGGGGCGATGGTGGGGCGGGCGGTGCGCCAGCTCGGACGGGTGCGCAGGACATGCAGGCCGGACAGGCGTACCGGCTCCTCCAGGATGCAGCCGGCGACCGCGTCCAGCGCGTCGTCGCGGCTGTCCCGGTCGGGTAGCCATTCGCGCATCTCCTGGACGAAGCCGCCCTGCCAAACTTCCTCGTGGACATGGAGGCGGCCCGAGGCGAGCAGCGGGTCGAAGGCGTCCAGGATCCGCTGAGCCTTGCTGCGGCTGGAAACCCGCTCGATCACCGCGCAGCCGGTCCGCGCACGGCCGACCGCCTGGCGCAGCAGCGAGGGCAGGAAGCGGCCGATCCCGTTGGTCTCGATCCGGATCGCCGGCTGGGCCATGGCCTCGGCGAACGCCACGACCTGCTGGCAGAGCTGTGCCGCCTCGTCCTGCTCGGCGATACGGGCGGGGTCGTGGGTCAGATAGCGCAGGCCGTGCAGCCAGTAGTCGCCGGCCTCGCAGACGAACACGCAGGCGACCACCGGGGCGTCGCCCTTCTTCGGCGTGCCGAAGGCCGGGTCCCACCAGCAGGTCGCCGACACCATGCGCCGGCCGCCGATCGTGAGCACGGTCTCGCCATTGCTGCTGGCCAGCTCGATCTCGCCCCGGTAGCGGCGCATCCGCTCGGGCTCGAGGCGCACCTCATGGACATGGGTCGGCTCCAGCAGCATCTGCGAGCGGAACTTGGCGGGGCCGGTCTGCTCGCGAATCCGACGAACCACGTCCGGCGGGAAGCGTTCGGGCCAGACGCAGCTGCCGTCCTGCAGGTCGAGGAGCGGGATGGCCAGGCGCCGATAGCCGGCCAGGAACGGCGCCGCCTCCTTCAGCTCGGCCCGGGCCTGCTCGGCATAGAGCGAGTAGAAACTGTGCGGCGTGCCGACATAGAGGATCGTGCCCTCGGGCATCAGGATGTAGTCGAGCTCGCGGAGGCATTCGCGCAACTCCTCGCGCTTGCCTGGTGTGTCCGAGGTGTTGGGTACCTCGACATCGTCGCAGATCACGACGTCGGCGCGCAGCCCGGTCAGGTTCCCGGTGATGCCGCGCGAGCACAAGGAAGGATCGCGGAAGTCGTGCGGGCGGGCGACGGTGAACCGGTCGGCCGCCCACTGCTCCTTGCGGTCGGGCAGGAGATGCTCGCAGAACGGATGGCGCTCGATGACGCGGCGGACATTGCGCGCCATCTTGTCGGCGAGGTTCTGCTCGGCCGACAGCATTAGGATCCGCAGGTCCGGGTTCTCGGCCAGGATCCAGGCGCAGAACTGGCCGACCAGGGTCGACTTGCCGGCATTGCGGAACACCATCAACAAGAGGCGCCGGTCGCCGCCGCGCCAGCACGCCTCCAGCCAGTCCGTCACCCGGACATGCAGGGCCGGGGTCGTGCGGCCTTGTAGCCGGTTATAGACCCAGACGAACTGGCGAAAGCTACGGCGGCTTGGCATGGCGGGCGATCCGGAGGGCGGAGAACGGGCTGCCGGGTCGATCTGAGGACTCAGTCCAGCAGGGAGCCGCCGGCCAGGCCGCCGAGCACGCGGACACCCTGGCCCAGCACACTGCCCTGCTGGTCCAGCAGGTTGTTGCGCTGGCGCAAGGCGGCCTTCGTGTCGTTGCCCTGCAGCGCCAGCCGGGCCTGGGCATCGGCTTCGGCCTGCTCGGTGCGGGCTTGGCGCGTCAGGCCGCTCGCGATCGCCTCCGCGGCCCCCCGGTAGGAGCCGATCCCGGCCGAGCCGGCCCGGGCGCGAGCACTGGCCAGCGCCTTGGCGAGCTGCTGCTCGCGCTGGCGGCGCTCGATGCTCTGCCGGAGCTTGATCTCCTGGGCGTTCTGGACCCGGTCGGCTTCGATCAGGTCGTTGGCCCGGCTCTTCTTCTGCTGGCCCAGAAGGGCGGAGAGGCCGAGCGTGGCGAGGCTGGTTGCGGCACCCATCAGTCGATCACCTGCAGTTGGTGGGACACGGAAAGGAGGGTGAAGGCGGAAGGGTCATCCTGCGCGATCCGCCAGGGCGTGGTCTCGATGCCACGCCGCCAGCCGAGCACGCGGACCGCATGGTCCCCGGTGAAGCCGCCGGGCACGGCCGGCAGGGCCTGGGCGGCCGGACCGCTGCCGAGATCCAGCCGCAGCGCCAGCGTCGTGAGCAGGCGGAACGAGAGGCGGACCACTCGGTAGCGGGCATCCTGGACCCGGTTCGGCAAAGGCAGGGCGCGCACCGGCTCGATCGCATGGGTGAAGGCGAGGCCCAGAACGAGCGTGCTGGCCGGCTGGGGCAGGGTCACGCTGCCATTCGTGACGACGGTGCGGCCCACCGGCCGGCCATCGCCGATCAGCCAGACCTGGCGGTCGTTGAACCGTTCCAGGCCCGCCCATACGCTGCGCGGCGTCGTGGCAGTGAACGTCAGGGTACCGTCGACGCCCAAGGAATCGTCCAGATATTCCAGCGAGACCGTGCCGTTGCGCGACACCAGCAGCCAAGTGCGGCCATCCAGATAGGTTACCGCGCGGACCAGGCCGTTGGTGGTGAGCCTGGACCAAGCGACGATGCCGTTCTCCCGGTCGATCGTGGCAGCCGCCATGCTGCCATCAGCGCGCACCACCAGGACGAGGCGGCGGATCGGGTCGAACGCCATGTCGACCGGGTCGGCCAGGAGATGGCGGGCCAGCACCGCCAGGTCGGCGGCCTGGAAGGCTTGCTGGTCGTCGGTGAACAGGAACTCGCGGAGCTCCTTGCCACTGCGGCTGACGAACAGGGTGGCGCCATCGACCTCGACCGGCGGCAGACTGCGGGTAACCGGCGAACCGATGCCGGTCTGCTGGTCGGCGCGGATGGTGGCAGGCGTCAGCGGGTCGCCGGACAGCGCCCATTCGCCGACGCTGGTGAACACCTGGAGCTGCCGGCCCGAGACCAGGGCGCGGATCGCATGGTTGCGCTCCGTGCCGAGTCGGAAGCGGAACGCCTCGTCATCCAGGCCGGTCCCCTCGTCGAAGTCGAAATAGCGCCCGGTCCTGGACATCCAGATGGCATCGGGCAGGTCACGCGAGCCGCCCACCACCAGCCGGTCCTGCCAGAAGCCGACTGTGATCGGGTAGCCATGGGCCTGGCTGAACGCCTGCTCGTCCCAGTCGCGCGTGGTCTGGCCGTCGTTCAGCGCCTCCAGCACCAGGCCTATCGCCTGGGTGGTGTTCCGCACGCTCTGGATGGTCACCTGGCGGCCCTTGATCCGCAGGCGCGTCCCCGCATGCAGCGCGGTGAACACCGGCGCTGACGCCGAAAGGGTCACCAGCGAATCGCGCGGGATCGGCTGGTCGGTCGCAAGCCCGGTCTTCACCGGCTGGAGTGCCACCTCGTCCGCAGCGAAGCGGGCGAACGGCTCGCGATAGGCAAACGGTGCCGGCGCACCTTGCGGGATGGCGAACGACCATTTGCGCAACTGCCAGCCGCCGGAGGTCAGCCGGACGAGCTGGCGCGGCTCCAGGTCGGGATGGCAGATCAGCAGGCTCTCGCCCAGCCGGGCAAACGAGAGCTGCGGCACCTGGAGGTTGCTCCAGTTGGCCGCGGCCGGCGTGCTGGGCGTGGCAGCAATCGCGTCGCCGATGATCACGTCGACCTTGAACGGACCGAACGCCAGAACGGCACCGCCATCCGCCCCGTCGAAGGGGACGAGGCGCATGCCGCCCGGCACATCGGTGGACCGGCGCATCCCGGGCCGGCGGGTGACCCCGCCGGTGACCTGGACCACCACGTTCTCGAGCAGGGCGGCACCCTTGGCCAGCGCATCAAGGTCGGAGCGCCCGGTCAGGCGCGGGTCGAGCTCCCCCGCAGCAAAGCCGGTCTTGATCAGGGTGACCGCACTCATCCGAGCCGCGCCTCGATCAGGGTGAAGTCCTCGAAGCGCCGGGGCGTGCTCTGCTGGCTGTCGACCAGCCGCGCCTGGCGCAGCTCCAGGTCGGCGGCACGGCGCAGGACCTCGGCGCGGCTGGCGCTTTCGGTCACCGGCAGACAGAACTCGGCCGCCAGCCGGGCCACCAGGGCCGCGGCGAAGAAGGCGGGGTAGTCGCTCTCGGGCATGCGGCGCTGGTAGGTCAGCGTGACGGCGCGCTCGTCCGTGAACAGCGCGGGGCCGAGCACCCGGTATTCCGCGCCGCGGCCACGCCGGTCCGAGCCCGCGGAGATGACCCGGAGGCAGTCGGCCGGCAGCATGTGCCGCCAGGCGAAGTCGGCGGATCCCGCTGGGGCGGGCTCGCTCAGTGCCGCCTGGGCGATCGAGAAGCTCCAGGGATGGGCGCTGACCAGCCCGTCGCGCACCAGGCCATAGAGGCGGAACGCCACCGTGGCCTCCGCACTGCCGTCGGCGAACGACCCGATGGGGGCGGCACCCAGCCGTACCAGGGCCTGCGAGCAGAGATCGACGTCGCTGTACGCCATGAGCTTGTCCTCGAGCTGGCGGTGGCCCGGGAGGCCAGCAGGCCTCCCGGGTCCATCGCAGCCGTCTTGGCCGGTCAGTCGGAGTTCAGCACGCCGAACTGGACCATGTTGGAGATGTCGACGATGCCGGACGCATTCGCGACAACCACCATCATGCCGTGGGTGGGTGAGGTACCCAGGCCGGCATTCAGCATGATGAAGTCGCCGACCCGCAGCATCTTGGCCGCCTGGTTGAAATAGCCGGCATTGTCCACCGCGGTCGCGGCGTCCGCGGTGCGGTAGTGCCAGAGCGTGAAGCCGTTGGCGTAGGACAGGACGCTCAGGTTCTCGGATTGATAGGCCATCGGTTTAGTCCTCCAGGCACGGCATCGTCACGACGCCCGCGGTCTCGATCAGCACGGCACCCTGGGACATCGAGGAAGCGACGAAGTGGGCGGCACGGTCGCCGTGCCAGCTGATGTCGGTCTTCACGTCCTGGCCGATGGCATGGCCCATCGCCGACTTGTGGTACCAGAAGCAGCTGCGCCTGGTGCCATCGAGTGGCAGGCCCGAATGCGGGATCCAGGTGGTGCCGAGCCACATCTTCGCCTGGGTGCCCTTCCAGGGCAGCTCGGCATCGCCGATGAACTCGGAATTGGCGAACTCGGCTAGGTTCAAGAGTTCGGACCACTGCTTCCAGCCGACCACCGCGAAGCGCTGGCCGTCGTCCGGCACGTCGTTGGCGCCCAGCATCTCGAAGGCCTTGAGGACCTTGGCCTTGGTCAGGCCGTCGGCATCGGTGCCGGCCACCTGGGACGAGGTCTTGAGCGCGTTGATGATCAGCTCGTCGGTCTTGCGGCCGAGCGCGAAGGCGCCGGCGTTGGCGAGCACGCTGCGCTCGTCAATATTGGTCTTGAGCTCGTCGAGCTGGTCAACCCACTCGCCGGCATAATAGTCGAACAGCCGTGCCTCGACCGTCGCGAACTCCACGTTCATCACTGGCACGACGCTGTTGCGCCCTTTGGTGGTGGCCGTGCCGCGGCCGACCTTCTGGAAGACGGTCGAGCTGCCGACGACGCCGTTCTTGACCCGGATGGTGTGGCGGAGCTTGCTGCCCTGCCGCTGATAGGCCTCGTGCACTTCGCGTTCGAACTGCTTGACGAACGCCTGGTCGATCGAGGTGGACATTTGCGGTCCTTCCTTGTTGGTCGCCTGTTGGCCGCGCGCGCGGGTTGTCCGGGCCGCATGGGTCCGGGCCTTGGCGAAAGAGCCGTCGCTGGTTGAAGCCATGGCGGGCGGGTGGGCCCCGCTTTTGGGGTTGTCCACCCGGCCGCCGCCGTGGTTCCGGGCGCGGGATGCCCTTCTGGCGGTCAGCCGCCGTAGAGGCGGCGGTAGCCGTCGGTCACCCGCGCCACGAAATCCTTGTCGCGGTCGCGCCAGTAGCGCGGATCGCGCATCATCTGGGCCAGCCGGTCGGGGTCGGGGGCGCCTGCCGCCGGATCGCCTCCGGCGACGATCTCCGGCTCCTTGGCGCGCATCATCGCGTGCAGCGCCATCACCCCGTCATAGGAGCGGGACAGGGTCTCGTAGGTCGCCCGGTCCAGGTGGCGTTCGCCGAACGCCTTGAGCTGCTCCGCCACCGCGGCGAACCGCTCAGGCCCGCCGAACTGCTCCGCCAGGCGGGCCCGGCCGGCCTCGGCCGCGCGCAGCCCCTCGACCTCGGCGAGCGTCGCCTCCACCAGAGGGGCGATCCGTTCGGCGGCCAGGTCGTAGACGAGCTGGGCCTGCCGGTTGGTGAAGCCCGCCTCGTGCAGCCGGGCGTCGAGCTCCCGGTCCTGCTCCAGCCACTCGGCCTTGCGCTCGATCTGGTAGTCCGCGGGATCCTTGGGCCGACCCAGCACGGTCAGCAGCCGATCGCGCGCCGCCGGGTCATCCGGATCGTCCGGAGCCGG